ATAGTACCTTCTATTCCAAATGTATCATTAACTGTTACTGCCGGAGCACTTGTATAACCAGATCCTGCATTAACAATGTTAACGCTTTCTATTATTTTTCCTAAAACACTACTACCTGATATGCTTGTATCTTTCCAACTTTTTAATTTTTGTGTGTCTCTATCCATCTCTATTGGAGATTCATATCCTACGAAATTTTTACTCTGTCTTCTTTGTGTTCTAAAATAATTACTAAGTGCAACTAGTGGTCTCGTTCTTAGAAATGCAACTATCGTTGCAAGTTTGCCTTCACTAGTTCTACGCCACTCAGCTTCAACAGGTCCCCAGTCACCATAAACAAAATCTTTAGCGGCTTCACTTGCACTTGGAGCAGGCACAACACCAGCTGTTACAGGATCGTTTAATACTTCAGAATTTGTTACCAGTGTATTTGTATCCCAATCATAATTTTTTAAACTATAATCAATATCATATACTTGATTATTAACACCTAAACTAGGATCGCTTATTTGTCCATATTTTAATGCTAATAGTAGAGCCGCACGTTTAGTAGCATCTGTCCAACTATAATTTGTACTCCACCAGGCTGGTTCTCTATTAAATCCAAGTATTTCCCATGGGTGGGTATTAGGTCTATCTGTATTAAAGTAATAATGATACAATCCTCTCCAGCCACCAATTCCAGGACCTACGCTACTGTAGTTCCAAGTAAATTTGTCACTTCCATCATAATACGTTGTACTGTTTAATACTGAAATATTATTACTTGCTTTATATTTGTTAAATTCACTTCTTATTGTATTATTGACTTCAGCCCAAGTATGAACAGCAGGTCTATGAGCATTAGGTGCATATTTTGATTGATTGAGTGTGCCATCTAACTCATTTCCTAAGTTATTAAATATTCTTAATTCTAAATCCCATATTCCTGCATCAACGGGATCAAATCCTACAGTTTGTCTTTCAAATAACTCTGTTCCGTTGCGTACATATACACTTCCATCATGTCCAACTATTACTCTATCTGTTGCTGTGCCTGTGCTATCTTTACTATAATCGCTTCTAAGTTGAGGTACAAAAGGTTTAATTAATCCTAACTTTACTGCACTAGGCGGCATAAAACTTACACTATCTCGTTTGTACCATCTGATATGAATATTATTTTTACCACTGCCTGGAAAAGTTATACCAGTTGCTGTTACTGTAACGGTATAATTATCTAGCGTGTATTCAGTATCTCTTTTTAGTGATCTCCATCTATGCGTACCATTACTATCAGGATCTTGTATAAAAACTTGTATATGATTAAACGTATCATCATATATATTAACTTCTTCAGGTAAATCAAATGCAGGAGTTTGTCCACTAACCCAACTTGTAGTTACACTTTTATAATCTCTATACATTGCCATTTGGCTATTAGCAAACTCACTGTCTTTATTTTTTCCTAAATTTATTTCTTCTAACGCTTTGTCAACTAACTTATAAACAGGTTCATTCATTGAAAGTGAGTTATGTAATTGAATCATCTTACGTTTAAATTTTTCAATAAACTGTTTGTATGATGAATTTGTAAATTGTAATGCACTAAACGGGTTAGTATTACTATCAACTAGTAGTTGATTCAACAATTCTGTACTATATGGTTGCTGTCTTATTGTGCCTCCACTATCATGTACCCGAGCAATATTTCTATAATTATTTGTTCCGTACCAGTCACCAGTAAGTAAAGGATTAGCCAACATTTGGGACTTCATGTGGTTAATTAAATCTCCAAAACTAACTTTGCCAGTATCTTCATTCTGTGGATTATATGACTGTGTGCTTGCTATTTCAAAATTACCTTCACCAGTAGCAGTATATTCTTCATCAGTTGCGTAGAAAAATTCATAAACATCATCAACTGTAAGTCCACTTGTAATTGAAATAATATTACCAGTATGACTGTAATTGGTAAATGCTTGTCCATTCTTTAAAACTTTAACATTAGTTTCACTAGCATTAGCACTAAAGAAAATGACTCCAAAGTTTAATGGATCTGCTGAAAGTCTATATTTTATACTGTTTACTGTAGGAGTTCCTATTTGAAGAGTAAAAGTGTTTCCACTGCCTGCTGTTCTTGTAATACCAGCTCCGACTGGACTTCCATCCATATCTACAAATTCAATTTCAGCTTGTGTAAACATTGTATTGATTGTATATGTATTACTGTTATAGAAAAATAATGTTGGAAGTTTACCATGTAAACGTTTTGCTCTACCTTTATCAACACTTGCAGTTGGTTGACTATAGGCACCTAGTATTCCTGATTCTTTAAAAAATGTATATGTTCTATCACCAACAAAACTAGCGTGTCCAACATCAACTCTAAGAGGAACAGTACTGTCAGTAATAACTTTTCTAAGTTTTTTCTCTACAGTTTGTCCGTGTCGTAATATACTCCAGCCATTGTGGTATCTTGAAGTACTAAAATCTTTATACAAATAATATCCTTTGATATCATTCTGATTACTTTTAGTAAAATCTGCACTTTGAGTTACATATTGAAATTTTTGGTTGTGTAAATTAATACAAAAATTTAATCCTGGATTATTACCATAGTCAACAAATTCAGGGTTAAACCCTAGTGCATCATCATAGTTACTAGTTTCACTGTGTGCAAAATCAAATATAGTTGCACCTTCAAAATTACTGTTAGGATAGTTAATGCTATTTTGAAGTTCGACCAAGTTTGTATTATAGAACTGAACTTTCATTCCTTGACTACGATGCATTTTTTGTAGACTATATACCCAGTTAGTACCTGCCGAATTAGCATGAATTTCAGAACCACTAATTGGTTCTTGTCTATCTGTATACTGCTTAGTATTCTTGTCATCTTTATCATAAATGTTAAAACCATTTAATACAACAAATTTTTCCAATGGATTAATTTTTGTAGCACTATTGCTACCATCAAAATTATAAATTTCTGTTAAAGCAATACCTGACCCTACTCCACCTACTCTCCATATTTTGTCGTTATATGTAGCATTAGAAGTTCCCCAAAATAATATTAAGTCGTTATCTTCAAGTTCAACAGGAACAATCTGTTCCCAATATTGTTTGTTTTCACCATGTGTAGGTTTAAATGGATCTGCATGTGCTACAATACATTCCCAATATGTAATAACTTGGTTTGGAAGTGCGCCACTAGTAACTTTTACTCGTTGTCCTATATCATATCCTTTATTCGGCACCCACTCGTCGTTGATACCTTTTACTTTAACACTATAAGTAGTTTGCCCAACTATTTCTGTGGCTGGATTAATTTTATCTTCTAGTGCATGATCGATATTTGTTATATTTCTATTTCCAAAATTATACTTTTCAATATTCCTTTTATATTCAATAATAGGTCTAACAGCTTTGTATCTGTCTAGGGTATAGATATCATCTGTAATACCTTGATAAACTAAACTGTTGGCTATAGTTTGTTCATGTACCCATAAGTTACTTCTGCTCCAGGCACTTTGATCTGCTCCGTGTCTTTGTTCACAAGTATAGTCCCTTGTGGTCATTCTATGTTCTCTAATATCAAAAGGTCTAAAATCAAATGTTGTATTATCTGCATCAAATCCTGCAGGTTCTTGGCTACTGTAAACTGTTACGTTTAACCAACATCTTTTACCTTGTTTCCCTTCATACTGTCCTGAATTAAATTGTTTGGTCAGTTGTATACCAGTTGGTTCACCTACTCCATCAACAATGTAAATTGCACCATTCTCATATGTGTTATTTCCACTATAACTATAATGAGTGTGTATTTCTATTTCTTGATTTAATGCAGGTGCAGTACCAAATGTAACTACACCAGTGGGTTTGTTAAGTGTATAATCAGTTCCTTCTGATTGGAAGGTATTGTTTAGATATACTTTTATATCATGTCCATTTTGTACACTTGCTGTAAAAACTTTGTTACTAGCTACGGTTTGTATAAATCTATCTATATTAGTAGGAGCAAATACAATCCTCATTCCATTTTCTAATGTTAGTGTTCTGCCATTTTTCATTGTTGGAGTTGTATATGTAGTTTCTCCAATCAGTGTATCTATATCAAATTGTCCACTTGTATACTGTAATTCATTTACTGGTAAAACATCTAGCACCCAATAGTATCTGTGATGATTCATAAACATGTCATAATTAATTGGCAAGTCTAGTGTATAGCCAGTTTCATTTAATGTTTTGTTATGATTGTTAGTATTAACTTCGTTAAATTTTAAACTCTTTATCAAATCATCATATGCTAATACTTGTTCAATATTCCCATTATCATTTTTATTCACCATTCCAGATTTAAATTGATAAGCATCATTGGATCTGTTATCTGTTAGGTAATTGTCTGTAACTGGAATAGAATTAAGTGTTCCGTTTCTATCTCCTATAGTATCACCTGAGTAATGCTTTATAGCTTCTAAACTACCACTTGACATTAACTGTTCTAGTGTACTATCAAAAAACTGTTTGTTAACTGTGGTTTGTAAAATAGCAGGCAATAGTTCAGTAACATTTCTACTGCCTGTTTTAGCTATACTTTCACCTGGTCTTGTAATCTTAGGTGCTATCGCAGGATTTGGTTTGCGTTCACTCATTAGTAACTCCCACCACTACTAGTACTCACATTAGTTATACCTGTGTTTTCTCCAATGGTTGTTAGATTTGATGAAACTGAACTTGTAACATTAATGTTATTAGATTTTACTACAGGTAAGAATAACTCATCACTGCTACTAGTAATTTCAAATAATGCAGTTTCATCTGTACTATTTGCAACACTTGAGATTGTTATCTGACTTATTTCTCCAATCATATTGTTATGAATATATGCCGCCATTTCTGTAAAATAAAAATTTTCTCCAAAGTCCCAATTATCAATATTGAAATATGCTGTTATAAGATTAATAACTTTTTGTTTAATTTCAGTATCACTTAGTGTACTATTACTGGTTTTAGTAACATTAAACTTGGCTTGTAACTCACCACTTGCTAAGTCTCCAAAAAGTATTTTATATTTTACTGGTCGGTATACAACTTGATCACTGATTGCTTTTTTAGTGTTTAAACTTTCGAACATATCATTGAGTTCGCTAATTGTTGGTGGATTTGGTTTTGTTTCTTCTCTTGCATCATATAATGCCCAATTTCTAAACAATATATTGTAACTTGCAAGTAACACATATGTATCAATAATATTTGTTGTACTTGGATCAACCAGTTGACTTACATCTGCAATTCTGTTATATTGTGTATGTAAATTTCCTATACCTGTTACTACAGTCGTTCCACTATCATCATCATATGTTGTATAATTAAAATTATGAATAGTTTTTGTTCCTAACTTAATTGTCTCAGAGCCAACAATTTTATGAAATGCTTCGGGATCATTTGGGTATCCGTCATTGTTTGGATCTGCTAGTGTAACTCTCATATTATATGGATCTGTATATCCGTCTGTGTAAGTAAAATATCCAAAAGCATTAAACTGATAATCTTTTCCTAGTGGACTAGGATCTACTGAACTTGTTGGATTAATTTTTAAAACTTTTAGATTATCTCTTAATGCTTTTTGCGTTTCACTGCTAAAACTACTATTAAAGTTTAAGTTGGTAAATTTAAGTTTGGCTTTACTACCTGCTATAAACTGAGTCTTTCTACTCAGTAGTTCCCATTCAGTAGCACCATGATTTAATCTAATAATCCAACTTTGATCAATACCTGTACTAGAACTATCTCCTTCGTACTGTCTATTCCAATTACTAGGATCGTTTAATGCTTCACTACTAACCGGCAAGTTTGCACTTTGGATTACAACCCATTTTTGTGTAGAAGCATTATATCTTAAACCAAATGTATTATTGTTATCAATTTTTGAAACAACATCAGCTTTTGTTGTTGCGTCTAAGTCTGTTGCTATTTTAGGTACAAGTCTGCGTATTCTAGCACCACTGCTAACAATACTGCTTAAAACTACAGCACCTTTTCCTGTATTATCAATACCATTGGGCGTGCCTGTACTATCATCATCTCCATGTCCTGATTTATAAAGTCTGTCTATTTTAACCCATTCTGTTTTTGCATCTACTACAGTTGCTTTTACAGTTGCACTTGTGCCACCGCCTCCAGTAATTGCAATGTTTGTACTTTGATCGTATCCGCTACCGCTGGCTGTAATAGCTACTGTAGTCACAGCACCATTGGCTATAGTACAAGTTGCAGTTGCACCTGTGCCTTTACCAGTAATAGTAACAGTAGGAGTACTAGTATAACCACTTCCACCTGAAGTTACAGTAGCAAGACTTAGATAACCCATTTTATAAGGTGAGTCAATAAATTCAACTAAACCATTTACATCTGCTTTGTTTAAAACACTTGTGGTTGTTAATCCTAAACGTTGTACAACACTATTATATGTAATATATCCACTACAACTACCACTGCCTTTTGTAATTTGATTCCATCTATAAACATTTGTCTCAGAGCCATCGTTGTTTAAAACTGTAATACCATTGGAAGTATCACTAAAGTCAGTTTTAGCATCATGTGTAGTTGACTCCCAACCATGTCTATTGTAATAAAAATTAAATATCTCAGGATTACAAAAAAGAGGTTTTAGGTATTGATCATAAATTTGATAACCAGTTAAACTTGTTGGCAAACTAATTACACTTCTATTAGTAACATCTTTTTCATAAAGATATGCATCATCTGTATATTGTGTTGCATCTGAATAAGTTGCGGTTGGATCATATATATCTCTAAATCTACTATGTCCACTATGCACTCTGTTTATACTTTTAATTTTTCTAATATTTTCACTGGCTGTAAGAGGAGCTATAGCGTAATCTTCTGCTGTAACCATTCTATCCTGTGTTGCAAAAAATCTTGGCGCATTATCTTTGATACTTGCAACGCTTTCTCTTTCACTTGCATTTGATACTGTTGATTTCAAACTACATTTAAATGTAGCTTTTTGAACATTTCCACTTGAACTGATATAATTTATAGTAAATCCTGCACTTCTAAAATTATCAGGTGTTAGCGTATATGACTGATTTAGTCCTGTTCTATACCACACTCTAATAATACCACGTGGAATATTACCAAAGTTTCCGTCTGGAAATACAATACTAATTTGGTCATTCTCTCTACTACTAATTGAATAGATGTCTCTTATTTTATTTTGACGTGCATTAAACATTGTGCTTGCACCAAATAATCTATCAACTCTAGTCCATGTTTTTTGTACTTGTGCGGCTTCATCTATTGTTTGCACCCATACTTGACCATTAGCAACATTATCAGCATTGATATCGATTGCCATGTTTGGCAATCCGTTGTTAATTTCAAAATCTTTGAATGACAAAGATCCTTGTTTAAATCCTATATAGAATCCAGTATTTGCACTTCCGAATCCACTGTTATCGTTTCTATACAATAAATCTACAACACTATATGGACTAGGTGTTTTTTCTATTAGTGCATTTGAAGTAGCATCATATCCAACACTATGTAAACTAAATGTTGCTTTTTTATTATTAACATTATTACTGAATTCTCTTACACTTGTATTATTTGTACTGTTTGTTCTATAAATTTCATTTTTTACGTTATTAATAGTTGCACTACTAAATGGACTTCCAAATTGACTGCTACTTTGAAAAATAGCATTCATAATAGCCAAAAAGTTCTGATAACTTTGAGGATTTGTTACATCTTCAAATTCTGTTGCAACATTGGCGAGGCTGTTTCCGCTGGCATCAAAAACTTGTTCATCTGTTTGTACACTATCTATTTTGAGGTATCCACTAGCAACAACATTTCTAGTAGGTGTATATCCTAAGAACTGTGCAATACGCAAGGCGCTATCTCTTCGTTCTGCTGTACTTAGATAATTTTCTCTTTGTCCTAAATCTGCTCTAAATGCTAGGTTATGTCCTAGAAATGCGATCAGTTCAATTAGTGCTATAAATTCACTTGAATTAATATAATCATTAAAATTTTCTGGATAGTTTGTGCTAATATAATCTACCATTGCATTTCTGATAGTTTCAAAATCATATGCTTGTAAATTAGCTTGAGCGAAACTTTCATATGCTACAGTAAAATCTTCTGCGGCAAACAAACTATTTTGTCTTGCGCCTTGTGCCATTATTCCTCACCTGTAAAATTAAGAAACAGTTCTTCGGCTGTTCCTGTATCTATATATTCTAACCTAACTTTGACTTCTATACTGTGATCATCTGGTTTTCTTACCAGTGTTTCTAGCACATTCCATCTAGGATCGTTGTTTACTATTACGTCAACATCATCACGAGCTTCTTTTATAGTAGCACTATCTAGAGGTTCAAATACTAGTTCAGGTAAGATACTTCCAAAAGTAGGATTTCCTACTCTTTCTCCACGCCTAGTATAAAAGTGATTCAACAAATCACGTTTAGCAAGTTCAACATCTACCAATGTTTTACTTCCACTTATTTGATCTATTGTGCTATATCCAATGTAGGTTACCATACTATTATTTATGGTAAAATTAACTGCTAAGTTTATATTTTAATGGTTGTTTGTATAATATCACCGGTATTCAAACTTTTACTAATTGTTATGGTGTAATTACTAAGAGTCCAGTCATATTCATGTTGTATTATAGCATCATTAACAACAATTTCTAATTTCTGTATGGGTGTAACACTAGCAATCTTCTCTATTTCAAATGTATTAGTTCCACTATATGTAAAAGTTTTGTTTATCAAAGTTGCTTCATATTCTTTTGCAATTTGTCTTTTTGACCCTTCTGGAGTCATAGGTAAAAATTTCTTTGTTTCAGCATAATACGCAAATCTAGCTCTGCGTAATTGATCATTGTTTAACACACCTTTTTCATTGAAGTCTCGAATTTTAAAAATACCATTGGCTCTGTACCATTTCCTAGTTTTATATTTTCCATAATCAGCCAATCTAAGTATAGTTGCTACTTTAACGCACAGTTGTTTGTTTACTGTACTATTAATAATCATATCAGCGGCGGTGCTATAGTCTGCTAATCTTATTACCTCAAGTAAATTATATCTAATATTACCTTGAGTTACATTTGCTATTTTTCCAGTTGCCCAATGAAATAATATTAGTGCATCATAAACACAAGCTGGTATAGTAGTAATTCCACTATTGATAATTTGTTTTTTTGCTAGAGCTTGTTGACTATTAAAAGACTCTTTCCATAGATCATGTGCTTGCTGTTCAGTTAATCCAGTAGTATAATTTCCTTCTCCGTATGCAGTTTGATCAAATCCGCTGTAATTTCTAAAAAAACCTAGTGCAACAGTTCGTGCTTGTTCTGATGCATTTAAATTAGTAACATCCAAACTGGTTTCGTAGTTGGTAGTATCTTTAACTACATAATCATCCCATTCTCGTTTATATCTTTGATCAACTATCGTGGTCATCTTGGACCTCTTGGATTTACTGAATTACTTTTTGTTTTTTCATTTGTAACTTTATCAGGAGCAGGAGCTTGATTATTAAAGATTTTACTCATATCAATATCTTGAGCTGTAAAGTTACTGTCAGGACTAGCAACTTGAGGTAAAAATTCTTGTTCTTCATCATGTCCTCCCCAAGGCTCTGCTTCGGGTACTCTGCCTGCAATACTTTGTTTTACTGTCTTGTTCACTGTCAAGTTGTTTGCCACAGTTTTAGTGGCGGCTACAGCTTCAGGACCGTTAAGGTCAATTATTGCGGCTGTGTTTGTAAAAGATCCTGCACATTTTATATTACCATTTAAATCAGTGGTCAACTTAAAATCTTTTTGTGCATGTACATTTAATTCTCCAGCTGTAGCTTCTAAGGTTATACCACCATCTCCTCTTGCCTTCATGCTTATTGTATCTGCATCTACAACAAAGTCTCCACCAACTTGTAGGTTATAATCATTCTCAGTATGCACACTAATATCACCTTCTGAATAGATATCTATTTTACCGTCACTGCCCATTTGTATCCAACTACTGCCATTTTGATTCATAATGTACACAATTCCAGTGCCATCATGCATTAGTATTTGAGCACCACCAGCACTACGCATTCTAAACAAATTACTCAATCCACCTTTTCTTTCTTTGTCAGGAGTTAAACAAGTATCACTGTTAGGTAATGTTCCATCATCCATAACAAATTGATGACCACCAGGTGTGTTAAATCCAAAAACATTAGTAGGTGATTCTCTTCGTTGGCTACTACTGCTGAGTCCACGTATACTGTCTATACCAACACCTTGTTTAGTAATTTCAGTGTCACTGATTTTATCTTTATATTCTGTACTTTCACTCTTAATAGTTTCTGGTGTTGCTCTTGGTCTTTTATTGTTTTCAGTAGTTTTTTGTACTGATGGGTCTAATGAAGGTCCTACTGCATCTTTTTCACTATCAACAAATGCACCAGGGTTAGTTGGCATACTTGCGTTTCTTGTAGTATCAGGTAAAACTCCTATCATTATTCCAGTATCACTATTGTTTGCGAACGCAACTAAAACTTGACATCCTGGAGCAGGTGGATGACTTACAAATCCATAGGTATTGGTTGCATTAGCAAACTGATAACTTCCTCCATATGGACTTGAACGTCTTACTCTAAAATATTCTTTTCTTAATTGTGCATTGGTTGTTTCACCTAAATAACCTTGTCCAACTATTTCAACATAAAGAAATCCTTCATACCTGTCATCTACTATATCAATTACTTTACAAATATACAAACCAGATAGTTTCATAATACCACTAGTGCCTTGTGTTTTATCATAAGCGTGTTTTGGTATTCCTACGCTATTGTTGTTATTTCCTGTGTACATTTTTTTATCCTATGCTGTAAATATATCTTTTAACCAACGTGGAGCATTTCTTGCTCTGTATGTACCATTATCGTAATGTCCACCCCAATAGCCTGCACTACCTTGTCCATATGCACTGGCATTGTCAATATGGAAAGTATTGTCTCCCATGTATCCGTTTCCTGCACCAATACCAGTAGCTCCAAACCTTTTTGTTTCTCTGATGAAGTTTTGAATAATAGGTACATCTGCCGGATTATTCAAACTCAATATTCTTCCATTGGACAATGCTAATTGAACATCTGCCGCATGACCGTTATCATGTCTTGTGCTTCCTGTTCTTCGAGTACTTGTTCCTTTAGCTGGTTGTCCTCCACTTTCAACAATAACATTAACTCCAGCCGCCGCACCTGCTTGTGACAGAATGCTATTTAAATCACTTGCAATAGCTTGATTTCTAATTTTGCCTGAAGCAAGTTGATTTTGTGTTACAGTACCTGTACCGTCTCCATCTTGTAATTCCTCTGGTAAACTGCTACCTTCGTTGTCTTGTTTCTCTTCGCCTTCTTGGTCATCTTCACCTTGTTCATCACCAGGTTTAAATGGTTCTCCCCGTTTTTGCATTTCTTTGTCTATTTCGCCTGTGCTTAAAATTTCCCATAATTTACCAACATTGGTATTTGTATCTCTAAAACTTTGTAAGGTCATAGTAAATTGTCCATCACTATAATTTGCAGATACCGTATGAACTCTATACACTCCAACAATACCAAAGTTTGCTTCAGGAATATTCATTAGACCAGTTTCATGTTCAGGGTATGTAGGAAAATTTAAGTTTAAAAAATAACTAACACCACCTCTTGTATAGTCTGCTCCGTTGAGCATTCCTGTTCTACTTTTAGGTCTACCTAACCAATAAGGATCTCCTCTGACACTTATTTGTTGTTGAACCAAGTCTCCTAAGGAATTTAAATTAAGTTCAACTGCACCAAGAAAAACAGCACCACTAGTGTCTCCGTCGTCTGGACCATTTGTTGCTTTACTGTTGATATTTGTAATATCAAAAGGAAGTTGATGATCTTTAGCATCATTGTTTGCACTGGTTCCTATAAGCTCTGACTGTGTAAGATACTTACTGCCGGTTATTTTAAAACCATCTTGTTCTAGTCTTTGTCGTGCTTCTTCTTGTTCAATAAGTGGAACTAATTTCTGT